CATTGACCGAAGCAGAGCAAGCCGCTATTGAAGCACATGGCTTGTATAATTTGGCAGAGTTCTTGCCAAAGCGTCCCGGCGAAGCAGAATTGCGTGTAATCAAAGAAATGTTTGACGCAAGTGTAGACGGTCAACCATATGACTTAGAGCGTTGGGGTAGTTACTATCGTCCTTGGGGACTAGAGGCACCTGCAGGAGCAACCGCGGAAAAACAAACAGTGTCCACTGAAACTGGCACACCCGCAACCGCCCCCGTAGCAGAAACTTCAGCACCATGGGAAGAAGATGCAATGGCAGCAGCCGAATCTATTAAGGTTCCTACAGCACAACCTTCAAGTGACAAAGCACAAGACATTCTAGCAATGATTCGTGCTAGACAAAACAAGTCTTAAAAGGTAATAGGGAGCATTTGCTCCCTACCTAAGGAGAACTCCATGACATTACCAGACGAAAGATACCGCGCCATTAAGCAAGGTAAGAAACTATTGGAAGAATTATGCGATCCAGGTAAAACACCTCGTGTTCCTAGTATCATTAGAGATAGGGCTAGAGGTGCATTACGTCATTATCCAAATGATTGGGAATTAGAATCTATCGCAGAAAAATGTCCAGATATACTAGACAAACAAACAATCAACGTGTATAGTACACATGTACACGTAAAATAAACAAAAGGAATATAATGGCTAAACCATTCGACATTAGTAAGTTCCGTAAGGACATTACAAAAAGTATTGAAGGTCTATCAATAGGATTCAACGATCCTACTGATTGGATAAGTACAGGAAACTATGCCCTAAACTATTTGATTTCGGGAGATTTTAATAAAGGCGTACCTCTTGGTAAAGTTACTGTCTTTGCCGGAGAATCGGGCGCCGGGAAATCGTTCATCTGCTCAGGAAACCTCGTCCGACACGCACAAGAACAAGGAATTTTTGTAGTCTTAGTTGACTCAGAGAATGCCCTTGACGAAGCATGGCTACACGCACTTGGTGTATCTACAGACGACAGTAAATTGTTAAAACTTAACATGGCAATGATTGACGAAGTAGGAAAAACTATTTCTATGTTCGTTAAAGATTACAAAGCACTACCGGAAACAGATCGTCCTAAGGTATTGTTTGTGATTGACAGTTTAGGTATGTTATTGACACCAACTGACGTTAATCAGTTTGAAGCAGGTGATATGAAAGGTGACATGGGTCGTAAGCCTAAAGCACTAACAGCACTTGTTCGTAACTGTGTTAATATGTTTGGTTCACTGGGCATCGGCTTAGTTGCAACTAATCACACATATGCTTCACAAGATATGTTTGATCCAGATGATAAAATCTCAGGCGGTCAAGGTTTCGTTTATGCTTCAAGTATTGTTGTTGCTATGAAGAAACTAAAACTTAAAGAAGATGAAGATGGTAATAAGATTAGTGATGTACGAGGTATTCGTGCGGCATGTAAGATTATGAAAACTCGCTATGCGAAACCATTTGAATCTGTGCAAGTTAAGATTCCTTATGAAACAGGTATGAGCCCTTACTCAGGATTATTAGATATGATTGAGAAAGCTGAACTTGTTAAGAAAGAAGGTAATTCATTAGTATATACAACACTTGATGGTGAAATCATTAAGAAGTTTCGTAAAGCATGGGAAGCAAATACTGACGGTTGCTTGGATAAAGTAATGGAAGAGTATAGTCAAAAAGCGACAACAAAGATAAGTACTGTAACACCTGAGGAGGAGGGTACAGAATGAATTTAGATTTTGTTGCTGAAGTTTGGGATGCACTACGCACACACATTGATTTCAATGACCGTAGTGATGCCGCAGATACATTAATCAATTTATTGATTGACAACAACTACGAAACTGACGATATCAAAGATGCGTTTAAAGGTGACAAGGAAATGCTTAAGGCATTGAAAGGTTACGCTGAACAGCATGATACGGAAGATGATTACGAAGAATTTGAAGAAGATGACGACCAAGACGATTGGAACTAAATGTCAAATTGGTATACAAGGATCACAACTAATTTAGCTGTGATACCCGATTTTATTAGTCATTATGATAACGAAATAATTTCGGCAAAGAGTGATGTTAAGGTATACGGTAATGTTGAAAAGAACATTGCCGCATTACCCGGAATCACAGAACATAGATTTAATCAACTACAAGAGATAGAAGCAGTATTGAACTATCTTAATATTCAATTACGGAAAATTCGCCGAAAACATTTTCAAAAATACTTAGAAGCGTATAATAGAGTATTGACAAGCCGTGATGCTGAAAAGTATGTTGACGGTGAAGATGAAGTAGTTGACTTTGAAACACTTATCAATGAAGTAGCATTACTACGAAATCGTTGGTTAGGTATAATGAAGGGCCTTGAAGCTAAACAATGGCAGATGGGACATATTGTGCGTTTACGTACAGCAGGCATGGAGGATATCCGAATTGACTAATAATACATATAGCAGTAATACAATAACATTGAATGGTACCGGTGCAATGAATACACTAGGCCAGTCATCTATTTCATTAGATGATACTTATCTTAATAACCTGTTTAAAAACATTACTAGAAGTGACTATGTTAAACGTTATGAGGTAATTGAAACTACCGAAGATGTATTAGCACTAAGTGTCGCATGGAAACGTTTACGTGATAACAAGGATAAGAATACACATCACATAGGTATTACTAGCCTGTTAGATGATACCTTATTCAGGAAGGTAGAAGAACCTGATAGAGTTCGTGCCATTGAAATTAGAGATTACTTTAGCAAAAAAATTATGCTGTGGTCTCTTAAAAGCATTAAGTTGTCAAAATATAGGCAAGACCTAAATACATTTATTCATGGTAATGATAAAAAAGTTACAGAAGAACTGTTACCTATTGTCTTTAGATTACCTGAATTCTATGAATATGATGTTAAATTTGATATCTTTAAAAGAGAAATTAAATTAGAATTACCTACTTTTACTTCACCTCCTCTTAAACAACTCACTACATTAACACCAGTGACAAGTTTTTATAAAAGTAATAAACGTACAAAACAGTTTGAATATTGGTTAAAGAATAGTAATGGCAATGCACATATGATTAGTATTGAACCAAGGAACCCATTAAAACCTATTTGGGATAAGATGTTTACAAATGAGCATTTGCGAATTGAAGGAACATATTTCCCTAAACAGTATGATGAGTTACAATACTATCAACTATTAAATTGGAGTTTAGTTTAAATATGAAATTAAAAAATAGTGAAACAGTATACACTAATATTTCACTAGAGACAATCAGTCTTATATCAAAATCACTTAATGATAACTGGGCTAACACCCCAGTAGCCGGATTACCCTACCTTCAGCCGGGTGCAAAAGGAGCATTCGGAGAAGCAATGTTAACAGACCTTTTGACCTCACTTGGGCATATTGTAACAGGTAAAGAAAATCCGGGTCATGATAGATTTGTGGGTAAAATTAAAGTTGAAATTAAATTTAGCGCATTAAATGCTAAAAACGGTTTTATTTTCAATCATTTTGGTGTAGGAAAAGATTGGGAACGAGCTATACTTGTAGCTCATACCGTAGAGGACAGTACCATAATATGGTTTACCAAAGCCGACTTTATAACACATTTACAAGATACTTATAATTTTTTTAGTCGTCAACAAGGAGGAAAAGGTGGCGGCAATGATGATTGGATGTACAATACCACTAGGAGTAAGGCCAATGATTGGGAAAACTTTTTAAAATTACCCTGGGTTAAAAGTTTTGAAGAATGGTAAAATTAGCCGACATTCTAAATGTACGTTACTCAACACGTAACTTATCAGATGCAGATTTTAACGCTGCCGTACCCAATCTGGCTAAAGAATTAGAACAATATAACTTCTTACCTCATTATTCAGATGATGTATTGAAAAAAGATTGGCAACAACTATGCAAGTGGACTACTACCGATACAACAATTAGTAGCACATCACGTTTAGGAATGAAACTAAGTGAACACTATTGTCCTAATTTCTATGATATTGAAAGCAGTACGGGTACAAGTTTTAAAAGCTTGTGGGTTCAATCTAATTTAGAAAAAGTTCTTAAATGGAATCGTAAATGTCATAGCACACCCTATCTTAGTGAATTAAAACGTGGGATATACTTCTGCTGTAGTCTTACTAAAAATACAATGTATCGTCCTCAAATGATGAAACTAGCCTGTATTAAATATAAGCCAGAAGTTGTACTAGATCCTTGTGCAGGTTGGGGAGGAAGAATGTTAGGTGCAGTAAGTTACGGAGCACATTATATTGCTTTTGAACCCAATACACAAACATACGATAACTTAATGAGTATTGTAAACTTTTTAGGTATACAAAACAAAGTTACATTGATATGTGATGATGCATTGAATATGAAACAATATAACTTACCTAAATGTGATTTGGTATTGACTAGCCCACCATACTTTGATTTAGAAGTATATACACATGAACCAACTCAATCAATAACAAAGACACCTACGTATCAGGATTGGGCTGATGGATTCTTACGTGAAATTATTAAGTTGGGTATAGAGCATTTGAGACCCAATGGTGTAAGTTGTTGGAATGTAGGTAAGGTTCGTAATAGAGATATGGCAGATGATGTATTAAAATATCATACTGAGTTTGGTTTCAATAAAATTGATATATTGTCAGTTCAAAGTAGCAAACGACAAAGTAATCAGAACACGGTAAAAAACGCTAAAAGTAGTGATGATACCATAGTGTATAAAATTTGACAATAAATGGATTCTAGTATACAATAGAGTCTTATTCAGTTGAAAGGGTCTTATGGGTTACAAAGTTGTTGCTGACAAGTATCAGATGGACGAAATGCGTACAAAGTATGGTCCTCGTCAGGGACTAGAAGGTCCGTTCAATTTCTCCGGAAGAGTGTTGTATTATGACAACAAAGAAGGCCAGTACTATGATCCTAGGACGGATTTCTACGTAGAACAGTCGGAAATGTCTGAAATTCACGCTAATTTGATAGCCAAAATTTGACAATAAATGGTATCCATGATACAATACTTGTATTGAAACTGATAAAGAGGACTTGAAAATGACTACAGAATTCAAATCTTGGGATGAGTTATCACAGTTAGAACAAGCCCGGGAACTTTACTGGGACATGTACAAGGATGCGTACGGCGTTCGCCCTCGCGGTGTTGACACCTCACACTGGACCCTTGAAGATTTTGAAGCTGAGTTTGAAGGACTCGGTGTAGCTATTGAAGCCGAAGAAAAGGTCCGTGTTCAGGCAGAACAACATGCAATTTTCTCTTTTGAGAAAAGGGTAGATGACCTGAAATTTTCAGGTGCTAAGGACCGTGCTACAGCTATCCGCTGGATCCACGAAGCTGAGGACACTCAAGGTGATGATGAGTATCTGTGCTATACATTGGGCTTGCCCTATATGTATTTTCGTAAGGTAGCATAATTTGACAATAAATGGGCATTGTGCTATAATACTTGTATAGATTGATTAAAGGAGCTTATATGATTGTAAATGAAACAGAACACAAATCTGCTGGACGATTCGCTTTCTTTGCGGCCCGTGATGCAAGTTTGAAAAGTGCTGTCAATGCAAGTCGTTTTAGTGCTAGTCAAAAATTACGTGCAGAACGTATGAAATTGGGACTTGAAATGGTATATGCCGCTGAACAAGTGTCTATAACAAATTGCAAGAAATGGATCCGAGTGAAAGTTCATAAAGCAACTATCAAGGACCGCAAACATTTAGCTTTGCTTGAATCTGATTGGGCACTTGAAGGTATCACTAAAGTATACACCGATCAAGGTGTCATCTATCACGTTGTTTGACAATAAATGGCATTTGTGCTATAATACTTGTATTGATTGATTAACACACAGGAGAAGCTATGTCTACAGTTCGTATTTTGTCAGGTTCTTATCGTAATGAAGCAGTTAAAGGTGAAGTGTTTACACTTGTCAAGGGTTTTCAGACAAGTAAAAAAGGTAGTTATGTGACTGTTAAAAATGATGGTCAGTTCCCGGGTCGTAGTGCTGAGATTAAAATCTTAGTAGATGCGATTGATAATATTGAATTTTTAAATGGAGATAAAGTTATGGCTAATGCTGTAGTAGAGTTTAAGAAAGAAGTTGTGAAAGAATCAGAACAAG